AACAGTCAGAGTAGCCCTGCTGAAACCCAACGGCAATAACCCCCGAATCATAAAGGACCAGAAGTTTCAGAAGCTGGTAAAAAGCATTCAAGACTTTCCCGAAATGCTGGAAGCCAGACCAATAGTCGTGAACCAAAATATGGTCGTTCTGGGGGGCAATATGCGCCTAAAGGCAATCAAGGAAGCCAAGATTAAAGAGGTGACCGTAGAGGTAGTTGACTGGGATGCAGCTAAGCAAGCCGAATTCATAATTAAAGATAATGTCGGGTTCGGAGAATGGGACTGGGAAGCCCTTGCAAACGATTGGGATGAATCCGAACTAAAGGACTGGGGAATGGATGTATGGCAGCAACCAGAGCAGCCAGAGGGCAACGGATGGGACGAGAACGGACCAGAAGAACCTGAAGACAGTACGCAACGCAACCGTATCGTTTTGGAGTATTCAGCAGAGGACCACGCCAGAGTTATTCAGGCACTCCAAAGAATAGCACCAACCAAAGAGCAAGCCGTTATTCGTTTGCTTAATTTATAGTAGCTTTTCGGCTATCAACCGCAACCAACCAATTACCTTTTTTACCTACTTTTGTCGTCTGCAAAACAGACGGCTTTTTTGTTTAGTTTTGTAGGTCCATACAACACACCGTAAAAAGTATTTCAATGCCCACTAAAAAGCCCTAATTATTGGGGTTATTCAAGGCAAAGAATTATTTAAGCATGGTGGATTGAATGGTATAAAAAATTCGATTCGTCTTTTCAAACAGAGAAAAAACAATGGCTTGGCCTCACGATGGTAAAAAATTCAGAAAAGGGGTGTCAGGAAACCCTAAAGGCAGACCTAAAAAGATACCTGAACTGAAGGAACTACTGGTTGCGGTATTAGCAGACCAGAAAGACGGTATAACGGCAGCACAAGCTATTCTGGCGGCACTGAGGGCTAAAGCACTCAAAGGTGATGTAAGGGCAATTGAATTGCTACTGGATAGGGCTTACGGCAAAGTAAAGCAGGATGTCGAACTGGGAATGAAGTTGACCGAAGTGATAATGCCCAAACCACCGAAGGAACTGGATAGGTAACTGATGGCGGCTACTCTGGATGTATCAAACCCTGAACTGTGGGCGGCTAAGTATTTGCCAGTGCTGACAAAGCCGAGAACCTACAACGTACTGTGGGGCGGTGCTGGGTCAGGCAAAAGCCAGACGATGATTCAGCTATTTCTTGCGGAGATATGCAACCATAATTTGAACCAGAACCAGACTTTTTTTGTAATTAGGAAGGTAGCTACAACCCTACGCAATTCGGTATTCGCTGACTTTCGGAATAAGATAGCTGACTGGGGGATAGAGGGGCTGGTACGGATGCGTAGCGGCTATCTGGAGGTGGTAAGCGGCACGAACAAAATAGTATTTCTGGGCTGCGATGACCCTGAGAAATTAAAGTCACTAAGCCAAGCCAAAGCCATCTGGATAGAAGAGGCTACCGAACTGACAATAGACGATTTTACGCAAATTACCCTGCGACTGAGGGGCAGAAGTAAGCAACCCAAACGCTTTTACTTAACATTCAATCCAGTATCGGATTCGCACTGGATTAAGGGGCGTTTTTTCGACAAACCGCCAGAGGCAGAGAAGGATTCGATTCTGACCTTGCACGGCACTTACTTAGATGCGCTGGATTTTCTTGATGATGACTACCCTACGAGAATGGAAGCCCTACGAGATGTCAGCCAGACCTATTACGAGGTCTATGCGCTGGGGCAGTGGGGCGTATGGGATAGGGAATCGTTATTTGCCAGCAGTTTTGAGGCAGGGAAGCATTCACTGGATGCGGTAATTAAGGCACTGCCAAGCCTACCCCTGTACCTTGCGTTCGATTTCAATGTTACCAACACTTGCGTAGTGGCGCAATATCAAAAGAACACAAACGATGCGGATAACTACGGCACGGTGAATGTCCTGAAGGTGTACCGTGTAGGCGACCTTTCGACCTTGTGCCAGACCATCAGAGCAGAGTACCCGAATTTTACTTACATCGTGAACGGTGATGCAAGTGGGGCAAGCCGTTCGGCATTCACGCAGGACAATATAAATGCCTACCAGTTAATAGTTAATTATCTGAATGTAAGCGACCTGCAAATTCAAGTACCAAGGTCCAACCCAAGCCATATTGCCAGCCGACTGGTGACGATTCTATTCTTTCAGAAGTGCATCATTCGCATAAGTCAGCCGAACTGCGGCATCTTAATTACGGACCTAAAGGAAGCGAAGGTGGACCGCAACGGTAGCCTTGACCCTTGGAAGCGTGAGAACCCCGACAAGTCCCACGCACTGGATGCTTTTCGGTATTTTGTTTTTTCTAACTTTGCCGACATAACTAATAATTACAACCTTGAAAAATTCAATGCAGGGGTGTTGCTTTGACCACTACGGCTACTGCGGTAGCTTGTGTGGATGCTTTCAGAACATAGCCATCCAAGTCCCAACTGGATACGATGCGGCTACCATAACGCTTTTATTCACGAAATACGGCAGTCCCGACTTGGTATTCAGGGCAAGTGCCGAAGTATTTGGTAGTGGCTGGGTGGTACTGGAGGCAGACGACCTAATTAGCGGCTTTTTTAACCCCTACGCACGGTATGGGTTGGCGTTCTACGATGCGACTGGTGAGCAGCGGATAGAGTTCAAAGCGGTCGACCAGCAAACGTATAACGGAATTGATTTTGGATTCGACTACTGTACTGGCGACATCAATACGGTGGTCCTAAACGCAATAAATGGGGCTATTTATGACTAAAAAACAACGGTATGCAGTGGATAATAGATGCGGAGGCGGCAAGAGGGGGTGCAGAGTGGTGGCATTGCCTTTCGGTGATGTTGGTTTTGCTCCTTTCTGGGCTACTCAGTTCAGCGTTATCGGTTTTCATCAATTTTCTGCTGGAAGACAACCCTATTGGAAAGTGGTACGCTGGGATTCTGACACGGATGCCAGAGAACTTAGCGAAGCCGCTGGGTGAATGCGTTTTTTGCAGCGGTAGTTGGCAGTATTTATTAATTAGTTTTTTCATTTTTAAGATTCCGTTCGTTCTATGTTTAGTTGGTTTAGGGGTAAATCACATTCTAATAGCGTTTCTGATGACCCAAAGCAGGAAGTGGCTGAAGTATCTGGGGGAGGGAAGCCAAAGTACGCAGGGGTAGCCCCAAAGGACCGCTACGACCAGATTGAATTTGCGTTTACCAGTGGGGGCGTTAATTACTTTCGGTTCACCAGCGAAGTCAACATACCATTTCAGAGGGCAATAGCCGCAAAGGAGATTCTGACGGAAGAACTGTGGCAAATTGACCCAAAGGTTCTGTCTGGCTGGGTAGAGGGGCTGATTTCTTTGCTGACTGACGATAAGAAGAAAGCCGATAAAAAGTTAATTGAGGCTGGGGTAATGGCGTATCGGTTAAAGGAACAAATGGACCTAAGTTATTCGCTGATTCGGCAGTTAAAACTGGCTACGGTTCTGTACTTTGACGAGCAGGAAAACCCATTAGACTACCAGTACCCATATAATAAGGCAAAACTGGAGCAGTGGACCAAGCACAACGACATACCCGATTTTTTTTTGAATCTGCCAGACTTTCTCTTACTGCCCTCTGGACAAGAATTGGCGCAGAATTTTCCGACTTATTTGGCAGCGGAAAGCAAACAACAAATAAGCCTACTGAAGCATATTATTGGCAATTTGCCATTAGACGATTCAGGCAAAGATTTGAGGACGGACTTACTTGGGCGGCTGGAAACCTTGAATATTATCAGTACTTGGTCCAGCGACCAGTTTACGAGTACTACGCAGCCTACAACTATTTCGTAAAAGAGCAGCGAAAGGAACGGTTGAGTAGCCGCACTAAAGGGCAATAAAAAAGCCCCACTGTGGGGGCTGGTGTTTTTCGTTCGGACCTTGCTATTCCTGAATAAACTGCTGGGGGCTGAGTTCTTCCTTAACGAACTGTTCGAAATTCGCCTTAATGGATTTGTTGTACTGTTCGCACTCCAAATCGGATAGCGGTCTGGCGAATGTTTCGTTTTCGCATAGTTCGTAGGGTTCTAAAACATTCTTGTAGTTAAAGTAGTACCCACTACAACCGAAGCGAGTTTCAAAAACCCTGAATCGTACTGTCTTGTATTTCGTGTGCATAGCGTTAGATTTTATTAGTTAGAATTTTCGGGGGATAGTCCGCAGCTGATTCTTTCAAAGATGTCCTCATAAATTTCCTTTACGGAATAGTCGAAATGGAAGCGAGTTACCATCATAACTTGGCAGTCGCCAGAGTTCCAGATGTAGCCGTCTGGTGCGATAATTTCGTATAGGGTGACATCAACATCTTGGCGAGTGATTTCGATTTCTGCGTTCATTGCAGCAATCATTTTTTTGATTTTTGCGATGGTCATAACTGTTAGATTTTAAGGTAAAGTGGGGGGGGCGAACCCCCCGATTAGATTTTACTTACAAATTTCGTTTAGGGCTGGATTTGAACACATGATTGTGTAGGCGAATGGATTTAGCCCTAACTCACCAGCTTGGCAAAGCCCAGCGAATTCATCAGTTTGAAAATAACTACCGTAATGCTGGGTATAGCCCATTCTTTTAAGTTTGTTCCAAAGGTTGGTTTTTTCTCTTGGGGTAGCTGAAGTAAATACTACGCCATTGTCGAAAACGATGTCGTTAGTTCCAGATACCATTGTCATTGAACCTTGAGGGTTTGCTTTTCTGATTTGTGCTGCCGTTGTCATAACTGTTAGATTTTGTTGTTGTTGTTTGATGATGCAAAGGTAATGCTGGTTTCGATATATGCAAAAAATATTTTTAATTAATTTTTCAGCAATGGCATAAGTCGCTAAGAACCAGCAGCATAACCTATAAAAATTTTTTTAATTAATTTTCTGGTAGTTTTGCATTAGGCTGGTAACTGGCTTAAAACGATGGCATCAGAAATTTATATTAAGTATTCCGTAGATACGGCAGACCTTCAAAAAGCGACATCCATCTGGGACAAACTTTCGGCTGAAGAGCAGCAAGCACTTTCGCAACTGAAGGAATTCAACCTGACTTTGAAAGCGACTGGGGACGGTGCAGAGGCGGCAGGGCGTAAGTTACGAGGTCTTGGTGCAGGGGATAGCATAGCACGGATGCGTGACCAAGTTTCAAGGCTGCGGTCGGAGATGGAGCTACTCAGTCCAAAGTCGCAGGAATTCGCTGATAAACTCAAAGAACTAAAGGGTGCAGAAGGGAATCTGGCTGGAATGAATAAGCAGATGGCTGGGGCGCAGGGTGGGATGGGCGGCTTGTTGGGTATGGCTGGGCGGCTTATTCCTGCATTGGGGGCTGCATTTGCAATTGATAAAATAAAAGACTTTGCAAAGGAGGCTATTAACGTGTCTATGCAGTTCGATGCAATGCGTAGAGGGCTTGAGGCTGCATCTGGCGGCACTCTGGAGGCTGGCAGGGCAATGGATTTTGTTTCGGACATCAGTAACCGACTTGGTTTAAATCTGATTGAAACTGCAAACGGCTACCAGTCATTTGCAGCGGCTGGTAGGTCCGCAGGGCTTGAGTTAAATGCCCAAGAAAGAATCTTTTCAAGTGTGTCAGAGGCAGGGATGCGAATGGGTCTGACAAACGAGCAACTTAGCGGAACATTTATGGCACTGACTCAGATGTTGAGCAAGGGAACTGTGCAAGCAGAAGAACTCAGAGGGCAGCTAAGTGAAAGAATCCCAGGCAGTTTCGGAATTATGGCAAGGGCAGTAGGGGTTACCGAAAGGGAACTTGGCAAGATGTTGGAGAAGGGGGAAGTAATTGCCAAAGATGTTTTGCCAAAGTTTGCCGAAGAACTGAATAAGACTTTTGGCGGTGGCAATGCCGAACTAATTACCAGCACGGCAGCGGCTACCAGCCGACTGGATTCGGAGTGGGCTAAGTTCTTGGATTCGGTAGGGCAACGATTACAACCAGCCTATCAGAAGGGACTGGAGGCTACGGCTGCGTTTATCAGTGGGGTTCGCAAGATACTGTCTGACGAAAAGGTAGATGTTGGCAACGAGTTTAATGTGGTCAAGCAAGTTCAGCGAGATTTCAAAATACTGCAAAGTAGCAACGATAAGATTAAGGCAGAGGTCCAGCGTTATAAGTCAGAGGGCATGACGAATTTGGCGAAAGCCTATACTGCCGACATTGTAGATAATACCCAGATGCTGCAATCATTGAATACCAAGTATTTTAACGATTTCAAGGCACGGACTGGAAAAACCTTTGATGAATACCAGCAGAATTTGAAAAATTTGGGGCAAGACTTAGACCCGAATAAATTCAATCAAAACTTGGTGTACACAAATCTGGGATTCACCGATGAATATAAACGCACTTTTAACCAGCTAAAGGAAACAAGGCGTTTGATGGTCGTAGAGGCTCAGCAATTGGGGGCAGAATTCACAAAGCCAGTGGTTGACCCAAAGGAGGCAAAGAAGGCGGCAAAGGCGGCAAAGGATGCAGCAGCGGCAATGGCAAGGGACTACGCTAATGCCTTGGCTGATATTACGAGCAGGGAAAAAATAGCGCAGTCGGAACGTAAGGCAGTTACTCAGGAAGGGGTGATGGAAACGATGATGCAGCAGGAAGATTTGCTGAAAATCACAATGAAGTTCAACAAGGAAAGGGAAGCGGCAGCGGCACAATATGGTACTGTACCAGCGGCAAAAAGGGATGCGGCTGAACTGGTGGCTACTCAAAAGGAACTTGGGTCGGAACTGGAACGGCTGGAGATTAGCCGAAGGGACAAGATGATGGAATTAACCCAGCAGGATATAGATAGCCGACTGAAAGCCATAAGTCAGGTCAATACAAGACAAAACGAACTTGTCGTGACATTAACCAACAAGGAAGAAGAGCAAAACCTATTGAGGGCGCAAAATGATGTGAAATATGCCCAGCAAAAACTGGACTTACTCAATATGTTGAGGGAAAACGAGGTAAACATAACCCAGCAAACATTGCAGGAAGTCAATGACGAGGTCGCAAAGGCGCAAGCAGGGTTAAGCCAGCAAACCATTAAGTACTATGATACTATTTTCCAGAAAACTGATGAAATAATTCAGGAACAAGGGTCGCAGCAAGCCAACCTATTACAATCGGCTGATAATGTAAGGTTCAAATCGGCTGCGAGAATCAACAAAGAACTGGTAGAAAATCAAATTGCTACCAACGAGAAAAGGATAGCGAATGCAGATGATGCAGCGGAAAAGGGGTCAGAGGCGGCAAAAAAAGCGGCAAATGCAATAAGGGCTGAAAACGTAAAACTCAAGGGTGACTTAATTAAAATCGACCAAGAAATTGCAGAAAACCGTCAGAAAACGATTCTGGCAGCGGTTGATTTGGCGGCTCAGATAACCAGTCAGTCGTTTAACCTATATCAGCAGCAGTTAAGCAATGAATTGTCAGCGGCAAACAAACGATACGATGCGGAGGTTGAAATGGCTGATGGGAATAAGCAGAAACTGGCAGAGATTGAGGAAAGAAGAAGGGCAAAAGAGGCTGAAATACGGAAAAAACAGTTTAGGGCTGGACAATATGCTGCGGTGGCTGATGTTGTGTTTAGGACTGCGCCAATTATTGCACAGTACATAGCTGGAGTGGTAACTGCACCACTGGCGGCAATAGGAATTGCGGCAGCAGCGGCTCAAATCGGCTTTATTATGGCGCAACCAGTACCAGAATTTGCGGAAGGAACGAAAGGCAAGAAGTTTAGAGGGGGTAAGGCTATTGTGGGGGAAAGAGGAACGGAAAAGGTGGTGACTGAATCTGGCAAGGTTTACTATACACCGCCAACTGCTACTCTCATTGACCTACCAAAAGGTTCGCAAGTAATTCCGAACCATCTGTTGAACCAGCAGGAAATAGCCTACGCCACAATGGGGCGTTCTATCGTGCAGCCAAAACAGTCTGGATTAGAAGAAAAACTGTCTGAGATAGGCGGCATTTTAAAGGGCTTGCCAATTCATCAAATTAATATGGATGAAAGGGGATTCCAGAAGTACATTCGTACTCCAAACAGGACTGCAAAAATTCTAAACAACCGTTTTGGAAATCCTAATTAAGTAATATGGCTGGCTGGAAGTTTTATTTAGACGGAAACGAGGTAGAAGAACCGATAGGTTGGGATGCGGTCGAATTTACCGCAATACGAATGGATTCTCACGGTGTAGACCAGCCATTCAGTACCGAGGTGATGTTCTACGATAGGGGGGCTAAATACATCAAGAACGTATTTGACACCTATTACATTAACCAGCCGATTTCGATTCAGATTGTTTCGGATGTTATCGTTAGCGGAGTAGCCTACACTTTCAACGGCTATCTAAACCTATCCATTTACGAAGAACATAATGTTTGCGACACTGATTCCTTTACCATTAAGGTAGGAATAATTGACGACATTTTTCGGGAGCAATTCAAAGCCAGAACGGATGTTGAAATTGACCTAAAGGAAAACATAGACCTGAACGGCAACGAAATAGACCCAGTCCAGTTTACAAGTGTTCGACTGCACAAGCAGGACATTTATATTACTGCTCAAGGTGGCAATCTGGCAACAACGGTATTAACGCCAACATACAACACTAACGACATTGTTGCACCTTGGGACTGGGTGTTTCCAGATTACGCTAAAACAGTGCCTTGTTTTTGGAGCAATTCCGATTTTGCGGATTTATACGGCAAGACTTTAGACACAAAAGGAAATAACTACGCAAACGACAACATCATATTTAAAAATAACGCCACTGCGCCAAGAACCGTAAACATACAAACCGTAATTAGTGGGGAAATAGATTTTAGTGCGGCTACCATTTATGGAGGCACGGCTAATGCTGATTTCTATGTCATTCTTCAAGACGATGCTGGGGGCAACAACACGTTTTTTTTGATAGGTTCTACGCCAGTTGTTTACCAAGGGTTTCCAGAAGCGTTTCAGGTAAATAACCAGTTTTCAATTACTGTACCGCCAAATTATAATCTTCTACTGAATTGTTGGTGGGGTCTTGGTGGCACAATGAAACGAGAAGACCCAATAGGGGGTCTACAATGGAGTGGACCGTTTTACCTGAATGTCTTTATTGAAAATGTATGCGTAACGCTAAGTGAACAAAGTTCAACTGGGTACGCATCGAATTCGGATGTTTTGCTGATTGAGAATTTACTGAATCGGGTAATTTATAAACTGACTGGAAGCAACGATAAGCTACTATCAAATGCGTTTAGTCAGGCGCAAGATGGATGTTACTGGAACAATGCAATCACTAATGGGGTTAGAATCCGAAATGCTCCATCGGTTGACGATATTATTTTCGGATGCTTTAATAACGAAGAAACGAACAGTCGCTATGCTATGCAAGTGACTTGGAAAAAGCTATTTGAGAATCTTAGCAACATATTTTGTTTAGGCTGGGCGTTTGAATGGACTGGGTTGGAGTGGAAAATTAGGGTAGAACCTATTGACTATTTTTACCAGAATTTTATTTCAAATGCTTTTTATAATGTTGACGAGGTGACCATTACGGTAACGCCTGACAAGTTGTATAACAACATTACCGTAGGGTACACAGATAGCTGGAAAAACATTGCACAGTCGGGTATTTTCGCCATTCACACGGATAGAAACTACTTTGTCGCAAACCAAGCTATGACAGAAAACACATCCAAAAAACTGGATTTGAGGTCCGAAATAATAGCCGAAGGTCAGGCAATCGAATTTAGCCGCAGACTGCAATTTTTTGTTACTGACTCCTCTTCATCAGACAGACCCAACGATTTCAATTTGTTCATTATATGGCTCAATAGGCATAATCTGGTAGTTGAGGACATTGAAGATTCTGAATATGCTATACCAGCCGAAACTGGGACTGTAACCTTACCATCTGGAACTGCATCAATTAGTTCAACCAGAATAACGTATAGCAGTTCGCCACTGAATGCTTTATACAATATATTCCACACACCAGCCAGAGTAGCCATCCGTTGGTGGAAGGTCTTAGGAATGCACACCTACGGACTTGTTCAGCCTAAACTACGGTTTCAGGTTGGTCAATACCAGACAACCTATTTTTCCATCATAGCAGACTCAATCGAACCGTGTCAGGAATTTCTGGAAGACGAATCTGTTTATGAGAACGTAGACATTAGTAGCAGTATAATGCGAGATGGTTACAAAAATTATTTGTTCAAGCCGATACAAATAGAATTTAAGTACCCACAAAGTCTATGCGATTTTTTAATTTTGTCTGATGAGAATGAGTACGGTAAAATTAAGGTGACATCTGGAAGCCTTACTATTAGCGGCTATATTCAAAACATCACAAATCAGCCAGAGGACAATGCTGGCGGTACGACACAGTTCACAATTTTAGCCTCAAATATCCCAGACCCAGAACCACCAGTTCCACCAGAAGTCGGGGCTTATTCAAACGCTTATTCAAACGCATACAATTAATGGCACAGAAAACACGCAGTCAATTACAGACACAAAGCGACAATACCTTTTTGGACAATTCAACTGGGCAAATAGTCCCAGTAAACCATCGTGAGTGGAATAATGACACAATTGATTCGGTGGCAACTCAACTTGATTCCAACGATTTTCAAGGGATAAATACCTTTTCTCAACAAATTAATAGTTTAGTAGGCATTGATGGAAATGCTTTATATTCAGAAAATGCTGATGTTAGGCTTGACAGTGGTGGGGTATTTTGTGGTGGCGATTCAAGTATGGAAGTAACATTTATTCGACACCTTCAAAATGCGTTTGACGATACCGTAATTGATGCTCCGTCATCTGGTAGACTTTTAGACCTCACAAATGCAAACGCCAACTTTATTTATATTGAAGGTGATGGTGAATTTAATGCGTTTAGTGGCTTAATAGGCAGAATTTATTATGCCATGCACACTGGAACTGTTGATTACAAAGGATTAGATAAAGTTCCAGAATATGATTTTAGAATATTTCCAAATGATACATTAATTTTTGTATTTACAAGTGAATCAACTATAAGGGTTCTTGGAATAAGACGATTTTCGGGGGGTTATCAAAAAAATGGGCAAAACTTTTTTACCATAAACTCAATAGAGGATTTAATTACAATAAAAAGCGATAGACTTTTAGATGTTGGGGCAACGTATAGAGTATTAAACGCATATCTAATGCCGCCAGCAAGTGGTATTCTTTGGGATATATACCTTACTGCAATTGATAAGGATGTATTTGCGCAAGTTTGCTACCTAAGAAGTAACACCTTTAATGATGGAACATTTCAAAAGGCGCATTTTAATGGCAGCTTTGATTCGGGTGCTATTAGGATAACCGAAGAAATAGATACATCCTGCCCATTTTCGTATGCTTTGGCTTCGACAAGTAACACAACCGTAGACCAATGGATAAACTATGGTACTAAAATATATGTAGCTGAAGGTACGGCTGGTACTGGTATTGGATTTCAGGGTTATATACACCTAAATAATGGTGGATTTATTCAGAGAAATAATATACTTGATACACTTGATAGGGACAACCCATTTGGTAGAATTCTTACTATAAAAGACCAATCAAATAATCTTGTTGATAAATTTATCAAACATTCGAGTGCAACCATAGGTGGTTCATTAAATTTTGGTGCAAATTTTTTTGATACCCTAACACCGACAATAGCAGAATTAAACACTCTTATGAGTAGTTTAGGATATGGAGCTACTATTACATATTACTCTGTTAGCTTTCAAATAGTAAACAATGGATGCGTAGTTAATTTTAACGCAACTGCAACGGCAAAATTCAATGAAGGCACAAGCGGAAGGGAAGCAAGAATATTGTTGCCGCAACCATTTAATGCAGATGGAACATTATTGTTACAATATGGCTATGGAACTTGCAGAAATATTACCGATAGCAATCACGAAGACATAGGACTTATTGCTACAAGAAAAAATGATAAGTATTTTGAGGTTTCGGCAAAGTGGAATACTATTGTCGGGACTAACAAATCCCTTATTTTTAATGGTGCGTATGTTTATCCAACGGTTTTTCATGTTCCAGTATAATGGCTACTATAAACCCTTTCTACCGTTTTGAGGATGCGCCAGAAGTCCCTTCTATTGGGGAAGGGGCGGTAAGAGTTTCTGAAATTCTGAATAATTGCTATTTTGATATTCTTGGGACTGTTTTTACTGGACAATTAATTACTGCGGCCTATCAATCAATTAAGGCAACGGTAGATTATTATAACAGTACATTCGACACCAACTTTTTAATTAAAAAGAAAACTACGCCACAAATAGTGGCTGGGGTTCATTTGGTTGAATATTTGGTTTACGATGTAGGGCTGAAAAGCCTTTATCCGATGTCTGGGGTCAACATCGTTCTGGAAGTCAACACAGACACTGTCAGTGGGCAGTTTGTTGGGTGTTTTGGACCAGTCCCAGACGACTATGATTATGGGACACCATTATACGATGGCGAAAAAGCGGCATATAATGCCCTGACGATTAACTACGACACTGGTGCGGCAGTTTTTCCTGCGTGGTATTCGTTTGATGCCACAACTGGAGTAGCCACCAGCTACATAGCACGACTTAAAGATTGCAAGTATGATGCCGACTTAGGTCGTGTTGTTCGTGTGCCTATTGACACAAAGCCAAGGGGTTCAGCCATCAAAAAAAGTGGTAGCCCACAAACAGAAGAGGGTAAATACATAGAAGCCTTATTCAATCAACTAATTCAGGCTGCGGTTAATGGAGCATCTTATAACGACCTTTCGATAATTAGAAACTCATTCGTACCGCCATCTGGTTACGTTCTTAGTTATTTTTTTGAGGTAAGTCCAGTCGAACGGCAACAGATAAACATTTACAAGCCATCTGGCGAGGGCTATGCCCTAATCATAAGGGATGACAACGGAATACTTTTTCAGCGGTTTTATGCGCCTTTAGTGACGAATCTGTATGACATCATAGATGCGAATAGTGGAGGAACTGCGCTACCCTATGCCCCAGACAATGGCATTACATACGGAGGGGTCTGGTATGATTTTGAGCAGTACCAGTTTGCCGATGCTTGTGCAATTCCAGTGGAATCATATCCTATGCCAATAATGTCTGGTGATATGCTTAGATTCAATATTGAACCAGATTCGGCTAATATTCTAACGGACAACACAGTTTCAATAGGGCTTTTTGACGAACAGTTTAACTTTGTTCAGAAGATAGGGACTGCGGAACGTGGAACGCACAATTGTTGTAACGCCTATCAAGCAGGGTTTGCGAGAACATTAAGCCAATGGAACGACATTATAGACATTTGGAACGGCTATGTTGATGACCCTGCGACTCATAAAATCGGGGTAGTATGGCTGGACACAAATAATCCTACTTTCAAGCGTGAGTTTTGGTATGACCTAACGGCAACGGTTAGTTACTTAGATTTAACAACAATTTTTGAAGGGTTTACGGATGCTCAGAACATCTTTGAGGTGACAACGGTAGTAGACCCAATTATTGGAACTATTATTTCGCTTGCCTATACCCCAGTTGGGTATGCGTGTACGACCAGTGAGGGGCTACTCTGCTACATTCAACTTAGCGAGATTCCTACTTTTTTAATTCAAGGGTGGGAAATGCAGATAACTGGAGGGTTTGAGGTATCAAACAATACACAACACTATTCAAATGTTACCATCCCAGTGGTAAAGTCAGGGTGTTATCGGTTTGGAGTTTATCAATTCGGATACGATTTTGATGGAATGCAGACCAGTTGGAGTCAGCAGGGGGGTAGTGTTGGATTAAATTTGTGCGTAGCTATTTTGGACGGCAGCGGAACGGTTCAGTGGTTAATTACGATTAAGAAAGACCTTGCGAACTGGGCAGCACTTGTTGAGTGGCTGCAAGCAAATGTTCCATTTGGTGTTTTTGAAATAGAACAACCTTCATTGTACAGTACATACACGGTTTACCCATATATAAATATGGTTAACTGGACAATGGAGATAGGAACATACGATTTTTCAACTGGGGCATTTACTGTAATTTATAATGCGGATGAACAATCTGGCACTGGGGGGCTATACAACCAGAACATTAACGAAATCTATTCCTTTAGTAATCTTTTAAATCTGGACAATTCCGACTGTTTTAGCACAATTCTTGAATTTTGGGGGGAAGAGGGGTCAATAGCGCAGGGATTTGAGTATTACAACAATTGGAGTCAGAAAGTTCGACTTGGCATTAACGGAGGGGGCAAAAAGCCAATTTTAACCGAAAGTGTTTACCGCCAGTCCAACGGAGTCCACAAAAGACCTCAAAACAAGCAAGATTTAAGTGTAGATTTGCATACAGATTTTCTTGATTTTGAAGCGCAGTGTGCGGTCGTTGATGCCACCAGACATCCGTACTTTGTGTGGAACGGTCAAAGTCTGTTCGTAAATGGTGAAATTGAGGTAGCCACCGTCCAAGATTTTACCACGCAATCATCCTTTGAAGACTTGGCGCAAGTCAAGTTTTCGGCACTAATTCAAGGCTTTCAGCCTAAAAACAGTACTTGCATTAACTGTTAACAAACAAGAAAATGTCTATTTATTCACTTGATTGCCCCACCATTGGGTGCTATACAAATTTTCAGTGCGACCCCGAATTTCTTAATAAAGTTGTCGCAGTGGCTTTCGTCAATAAAAGCTACTCTGGGTCTATCAACAAATCAACGCCAGAACTTTGGCTGGAATCACTACACGAAGCCTATCTGATGGGTGAAGGATTTTTGATTTTAAACACTTCTGGCGAAAAACCAAAACCCGATACGGCTACCGTTTCTGGTCGTGGTATGCAGACTACCAAAGCACTTGCAAAAACACATACCGTGAACATCCAAGATATGCAGGGGGTCGTTTATGGCAATGTGCAGTTCTACAACGATATGCTTTCCAGTTCGGCTAAGTATGACTTCTACTACTTTACTCCGAACAGAATCTGGGATGCAAGTGGTTACTATGTTACGGTAATTGGTGACCCAGTAATTACTGCCGAACTGAACACCTACCAAATGGCTGATGTTTCGATTCAGTGGGTCAGCAAAACAAACCCATTACCTTACGAATTTGACACAGACACGCTACTGGAGGGGTTGTATTACATTGTGGAACTTGCGGCAAGTCAGCCATTCAACAACAATGAATGGTGTGTGGCTACTGGTAGTGGACCAGTTACGGTTACATTTGAGGCTACTCTTAACCATCCTTGTACATCTCCAGAAATTAACTGGTCAATTGTGCAACTGGATGGTAGCGACCCAATTGGCGACATTAGCTTAACTGTTGCCGATGGTGATGTTGATTTTAATCCATCAACTGCTGGCGTATATCTTTTTAAAGTTGTCGCCCAAACTCCAACTGGTTGCGTTTTTGGGGAGTACACTGTTACTCTTACCGTTGGTTCTTGCTAATACTGCTTAATTAGAAAATGAATAGTTTAATCGGGGTGCTTATGGAAAAGTTGCTGGACGATGAAATTCGGACTGGCAACGAAGATTATATTAAAGAAGCAAGGGAGAAATACGAGGTTCTTGAGTATCATTTTGAAAATAAGTACCCCGAAAAACTATTGAACGCCCAGCATCCATCGGAAGAACCTTGGATGCGTGAGTATCGGAAAAAACGCTGGCAAAGCCCTACGCTGATAATGACTGGGAGGGTTTACCAGTTCCTTCAGAAAATCCAACAAGCGGACGACTTCAAAATAAAGTGGGAATCTTCCTATGAAAAAACTGGGATAGCGGAGCAAGTAAATGGTAGAAACAACACTTTGCAACACTATTGCACAAGGGAAATCCCACTTTATAAAGACCTTGAAACGTGGCTATTTAACACGTTTTTAAAAGAATACCTGAAAGACCCTAATGGGGTTGTTTTGGTTTTGCCAGACCTTTATGAGTTTATCGAAAACCCAGATGAGGTAACTGGGTTGGACTGGACAAAGCCGTATCCACAAATTTTTGATGTTGACGACATTATTTATGAGTGCGAAGACTATGTTTTGGTAGAGGTAGAAGAGTGGGAAGACCAAAACAAAAAAGAATGGCAGCAGTTTTTGGCAGTTACCAAGGAGGGGCTACTCCTTTTCCGTCAAATTGCACAGTACAAAGACCCAGAACCATTTCTTGTTTTCGATGTACCGTACAAATTTGAGTATCTGCCAGTTATAAAAATTGGAAACATTGTCTACGAGGAAGAGGACGGTAAACTTGTTTACGATTCAGTTCTGACCCCATGCTTACCAGCGTGGAACGAGGTTTTATACCGCACTGATGACCTTAACATACTTTTTGCTATTCACGCACTGCCCCAAAAATGGGCGTTAAAACTAAGCCCCTGCAAAACGTGTAATGGCGTAGGCTACCGTAGCAATACCAACAAGGAACGGATAGACTGTAAGGATTGCAACGGTTCAGGTAAGGCATCCAGTACACCCTTTTCGTTGCTGGAAATTAATGTTGACCGTTCTACGGCAGTCAATCCAGCACCATCTGTTCCACCAATACCGCCAGCAGGATACATCGAAAGACCGATTGATTCGGTTAAACTTTTTCAGGATGATATTCTACAAAAGGAATATCAAGGATTTAAAGCCATCGGGCTGGAAATTTTGGGGCAAGTTCCAAGCAGCCAGTCTGGGGTAGCCAAGGAATACGACCGCAAGGAATTGAACACTTTCTGCTATTCGGTCTGCGTTCACTTGGTTTCGGTTTATCGGATTGCAGTATTTCATATTTTGGTTCAGCGGTATAGTAGCCTTTTTGCATCCAGCCTAATGGATGACGACAAAATAAAGGCTGCGCTACCAGAATGCACCATACCTACCGACTTTGATGTTCTGACAAGTCAAGTTCTGGGGCAAATGTTGGCTGGGGCAAAGCAAAACAACTTTAATCCTATCATCACCAGTGGAATTGAAATGGATTATGTCGAAAAACTGTATGGGGAAAATAGCCCTAAAAAGACATATCTTAAACTGCTAACTACTTTAGACCCACTGCCCTACCGTTCTACGGATGAAAAGGCAATGCTGCTGCAAACGAACGGATGCACAAAGGTTGATTATGTTCTTTCGGCAAATCTGGCATCGTTTCTGGTTGAACTGATGGATAATGACCCAGACTGGGAAAACAAGGAATTTAAGCAGCAAAAAGCCGATGTAATTAAGATGGCAGAGGCTAAAGTTGAGGAAATTAACAAAGGGATAGTTCCGATTATGCCAGTCGGTCAATGACAGAGGACCAGTTAATTAAGGCAATTCAAGACCAGCAAGACTTTATGATAAGCCGTATGGACGGCTCATTAAAGGAAATTTTTGCACAACTGGCAGACGAGGTTAACGCTATCGTAGACGACCTTTCGCTTGACCCTGCCGATAGGGCGAAGAATCTGCGTGAAATGCTGCGGATGAAAAGCGAGATAGCCAACACCATAATTAAGAATGAAGCCTACCAGTCGCAAGTAGCGGCACTACTGCAAGACTTTACTACGCTGGCACTGTTAACCGACAACTATCTGGGGAAAATACTGGACCAGACAATAAGCAGGAAGGCACTTTATACTGAGATTCTGAAAGCCAACATAGCCATCACCAAAGATGCGCTACTGGGTGCAGGAATTAGTAGCAATTTTAGCAATGCCATCCAAGAAGTTCTAAAGTCAAACATAGCTGGTGTAACCACCAGAAAAACCCTGCGGTCTGTCCTCAGTAAATTCATACAAGGTGACGACACGACCAAAGCGTACCTTCAACGGTACATTACGCAAGTCACCGCAGATTCGATTATGGTATTTAATCGGGAATACTTAGATACCGTTTCCTCAGACCTTGGGCTAAAACACTACCGATACAAGGGGACGGTAATAGCCGATTCCAGACCATTTTGCCAAGCAAGGGCTGGTAAGGTGTACACTAAGGCAGAGGTAGAAGGCTGGGCGGCACTGGGTAAATGGGACGGAAGAATGGCTGGCACAACGAGTAGCACCATTTTCTTTTACTGTGGCGGCTACAACTGCCGACATACCCTTTACCCTATTTCTGAAAGGCGTTACAACGAGGCAAAAGGCATAAAAAAGCCCCAACAAAGGGGCTGATAAAAATATTTATGCCTTGTTAATTAGGCATTTGAAAACCTTTGCTAATTAGGTCAGCGTAGCAAGGGTCATTTTCTGAAAGTTGAAACCAGATACCAAGAAAAGATAAGAGATGCCCACCTTTACCAAGTTCCCAAGCATCGTTTACAAGATTATAGCCACGAACCGTTACCACCTCACCATTAATAGTAACACTATACTCATTGCGGTAGTTTCCAAATTGGTCAAGTACTTGGCATTTGTAAATTTTGTACCGATTAGAACCTTTAGTGAAATCTGCGACTTTTTCCATTTCTGTAATTGTTAGATTGTTAATTAATAAGACAAAGGTAAGGGCTATTTCGGAAAATGCAAAAAAAAGATTCAAAAAAAGTGAAATATTTTTTAAGTCGCTGATTTACAACGCTAAATTTTTGCTAACTGGAAGTGCATACCGTCTTTTCGGCTTTTCCAGTGACCGCCCCATTCAAATCCAGCATCGGTAAAACACTTTACAAACTCGGCTGAAAGTTTAGGCTCACGACCAAGACCGTTTTCAAATGCGTTTACATCTATGGCTACCCCCCAGCTATGCAGCGACATTAGATTACTACCCCTAATTTTTCTGATGTTAAAGCAGCCGTCCCAAGTTTTCAGTTCATCTACCTTGCCAGTTTTTATTAGGGCTTTAAACGCCTTAGTTAGCGGCTTAACCATATCTTTGTTACAATAGATGCGTTTAGGTATTACGCCTATTTCAAGGTCTTCGGGGACATCCCAAAGGGTCATGCAGGGGTTTGATGGTGATGGTTCGCCATATTTTTTGTAACAAGTCGCAGTAACTACCATAATAATTGAATTTGATTTTATATTTACACCGTCTAATTAAGTAATTAGATATGCAAAGTAAAATGAAAGAATATCATTTTCACACTTTAGAGTCTTTGCTGGCAGATATACCAGCCTATGCGGTTCTAATTTGGGTAAAAGCAAGTGGTGTTTTAGCACAAGCGAACCTACCAGACTGGGAAAACTGGCTTTATAATCATGGCTGGCTGATTCTGTTAACGCTAAGAATTCTGGCTATTACATACGATTTTTACCTAAAGATAACCTACGAGGATGTCATTCAGAAAAATGGCGCACCAACGGAAGGGTTCTGGCAAAAGCTACTAAAAAAGATTCGCAAATTCATACCATAATGGAAGCGGCAAAAGGGATAGCTATTTTAATCATTGCGGCATTTCTTGGACTGAATTTTTACCAAGATATTCAGAACCAAAAGGAAGTGGTGACTGTTAAAACAACAATTGCCGCTACGGCTAACAATACGGTGGCTACTCTGGATGAAATGCAGCAGCAAATAGATAGCCTACATACCCACATTGGCAAACTGGCAACGGCAACAGTATATTTGGATTCGTGTCAGCAACAGAAAGCAGCAAAAGCAGAAAGGGCAGAACGCAGGGGCAAGTTCATCGGAGGTCTGCTGAAGGGTCTTCTACCGTTCTGAGGCAATTCGACAAGCGTATGAAGGTGTACGCATACACGGCTACCACAACAATTCTGGTATCGTTACTGATAGGCGTAGGCTGGCTTTATAAGGTCGAAAGGGTACAATCAACCGATTCAATTCTGATGTTTATTCTGGCGCAAGTTCTTGGTGCTTGGGTTGGACTTACCAATAAGATATTCAGGATAATTACAAACGACAACAAAGAATCTAATTAACTTGCGGCTATGAATTGCCTATACGATTACATCGGGTTGCGCTATTGTACTGGTGGCAATCCATTGTCTGGAGTCTGGATAAACGATTACCCAGCAATGCAGACTGAACTGCTTGAGAAAATTAGCAGTCCCGAACAAGTTAGCTATCTGGGTCTGTGGGAAAGTGTCCAGCGAGTAGCCTACCAGCGTTTGAAACGTGACATACAAGCGGCACTGTTCAAGTCGGCTAATGTCAGGCTGGACCAAGTGCTATTTCAGACCAGTAAGGAATTCGTGCAAAACTGGCAACAAATCGAAACGCTACCACCAGCAGCAGAGTTTCGTGGCGTTTTTATGGCAGTTCAGGGCAGCAAGTATCTTGGGGTCAATATCAAACAAGTCTATGTCTATAATGCCTCTGGCGCACCAGTGATTGGCGTACCGTTAAAGATTTTTCAAACGCAGGACGGAAAGGTTCTGGTAGACATAACTGTGGACCTTGTGGAAGGCATGAACTACATCCCAGTTAACGAGGTCATCTATTCCGACTTTGATAAGGTCAATTTGTTAATAGCAGTTGACTGTACCAACCTAACAACAACACAAGGAAACTTTGTTGACTACGGCTGGAACATGGGAGATTACGAATGCGCCCAACCATTTTACTACATTTCCCAGAATGGCTGGGACATTTTCCCAGTCACTGCACCACTTAATTACGGTTTAGGTCAGTCGTGGAATCAATCTACCAGCCAGACTGGGGTTTATGTTGATGCTACGCTGGTATGCAGTCTGGATGCGTTTATTTGCGCCCAGAAAGAGTTTCTGATAGATGTTTGGGCAAACCTATTGTGTCACCAGATTCTGTGGACCAAAATGGGCAGTAACCGTGCTAATTACTTTGCCCAAGGCAACCGTGATAATACGAATGCGGCTATGGCGACCTTTATGGATAGCTATACGCAGGGGCTTAATATATGGGCAAACCAATTGAATCTGCGGCAGGAAGGTCTTTGCTTTAACTGCGGAGCAGCAGGACTAATTCAGCAAGGTAGTGTAAGACCGTAATGAAAAAGGCAACCGCAACCAGTATAAAAACCACCTTTGGCAAAAGAAGGGACGGAAAACACCGTAAGGCAAGACGACCCAAAGAAAGCAAACCAAAAAAATACAGAGGGCAGGGACGATAATGGCTGAAAAGAAGTTTAAGACTACGGTAAACGGACGGACGGTAAAGTTCGGTGCGAAGGGCTACTCAATAGCGGCTGGAACAAAAAAAGGCGACAACTACTGCGCCAGAAGTTCGGGAATACCGACTTGCAAAGGACCAAAGCCTTGTCCAAACGAACTTAGCCGCAAGGCTTGGGGATGCGTGGGCAAGAAGTCGGTAAAAAGTAAGGCAGTCAAGTTTAAGAGGGCATAAAAAAAGGGGCAAAAGCCCCTATTTATTAATTGTCCTTTTGTATTGGAATTGCGCTTGCCTGAGATTCCCGAAACTCAACCGTTATATTAGACCTATCGTCTGGCAGGACAAAGTAGGTGTCGTTTATCATGGTTAATACTTGGGGCTTATGAAAGTAAACTGCGTTTTTGCCGCCAAGTCCAGCAATTAACAAATTGTACTGCTCAACCGTAATGTTTAGATGAGAGTATAGCGTTACAACTCCGTGAGAGGTATAAGTTAGCCAAGTCATAATTTCTGGTTCTTGCCCAGATAGTTCAAGTGGACAATTGAACAAGCTAATACTACCGCCAAGACTTGCAACAAGTCGCTGGATTTGGCTTAATTCTGTTATCTTGATGTCAATTAAAACGCCATCAAGCCCAGTGCCTTCGTTGTGAATCAGATTGAATTTGCAATCGTTCAGTCCGACAAAATCTTTTTTCATAGTTTTTAGAAGTAATTTGTTAGAATTTGAAAGTTGAGAAATAAGGGGGCGAACCCCCTTGTTAATTACTTAGATTTAAGTTCAGTTTTAGCGCACGCCTTTCCAAAACTAAAACCGCCTTGTGAAATATGACCTTTAGGTATTTCGGTATAATACTTGCCATCTGTATTAGATAGTTCTAACCATACCGCAGTTTTAGGGTTTAACCGTTCGTTGCAGCGTTCGCAGTAGATTTTTTCTGAAGTGTTCATAAATTTGATTCGTTAGATTTGTAATGCAAAGGTACTACCGATTACGGTAATTGCAAATTCTCGTTACAAAAAAAGCAATTTTTTTTTAATTATTTTTTCAATGGCAAAATTTCCAACGACTAAGCAACTGATGCAGAAGGAGTTAGAAAAACTAAACGCCCTTTCCGATGTCAATAAAGTTTTGCGAGTTATTGCCCTTGAAAGCATGGAAATGGTCACAACCAGAATTCAGCAGAACGGTCAGGACAGTAATGGAAACGTAATGGTAACAAGTAGTCCTTCAAAGTTTGGAGCATACTCTAAAGCATGGGGTCAGAAAAGAAGTCGAAACGGTAGGCAAACAAACATCATTGATTTTACTTATTCTGGTGATATGTTTGAGGCATGGCGAATTTTTCCCCTATCTCAGAAGTCTATCGGGGTAGGGTTTTTCGGTGAAGTAGAAGTGGCAAAGGCAAAGTACCTAACTGAACGGTTCGGCAGAGTTTTTGAAATTACTGCCAATGAACGCAAGCAAGTACTTGAAACATTAAGAATAGAAGTCAATAAGATACTGCAACAATGAAGAGCAATCTGCAAATTACACTGAACGCAATAACCGCAAGCATTTGTTCGGAATTCAACCGAACGGTTAAGGTGTATGGTGAGGCGGTCAAGTCGCTATCAGAAGGAGTAGCCGCCAATTATATCACCGTAGACAATTATCAGAACTGTTCGGTTGATGACTCCTACCCAGCGACTATCTTTTATGTCCGAAACTCTGCAAGCCCAACCAATGAATCTGGTCAGGGTATGCGAAAGGTAATCAACAGAACGGTTGAATTTACGCTAGTGTGCAATTCTGAACGCATTCTGGATGAATATAGAATTGCAGCGGCATTGAATTTATTACCGCTGGTAACCTATAACGGCAGCAATTACGACCAAGACACTATTGCCAAAAACTATTTTGGTATTGACCAGCGCAACACAATTAGTAGCTTTTTTACAATATCGTTTACAGTTACCGAACGAATAGAATGTAAAGTGTGTTGATTTTGTGAAAACCGCTACATTTGCACCATAATTAATAAATTTTCAGTTATGGTAGATTCACTGAATTACATTCGTAAAGCAATAGAGTCAAACGGCTCTAATGCTAAAGTAAATGTTGTACGGTGGGAGAAGGATGCCAGAACTGGGTACTACAACCGCCCAGTTAAATTGGCAGTAACCGCCCACGTTGCTTTAAGGGAGTTAGAAAAACCCCTCAACAAGCGTTCTTATGTCTGGCGACACATTCGCCCCGAAGGAATGACGATGGACGGAAACATTACTGCTCCAACTGGTAACCGATTGAACGACCCAGCATTAATTGAGCAGATGCAAGCAAAAATTGAACAACTGGAGAAGGAACTGCAAGAAAAACCAAAGCGTAGGCGTAAGGCAGAGGACGAAACCCAGCAATTTGAACCGACAATTATCGAATCACCAGAAACTGATGAACTATGAATTTGAAAGAGTTTTTATTAAATCAAGGCAAAAGGGCTGGTCTTTCTGAGAATCAAGATTTTCAGATGTTGGTCAGTGCGAGTAGCCTCAACGACATAGAAGTTCCTGAAGATATTGCCAACCATTTCAATACGCACCTTATGGATGCGGAGATTGCAAAAGTCAATCCAGAACTGAAAAAGCACTTTGTCGGTAACTATATGATGGGATACGACCAAGAAATTGAAACTATGGCAAAAGACTATGGATTGCCTTTAGAAGCGGTTCAGGAAATTAAGGCAACAAAAAACTCTGGCGACAAGGTTAAATTGGCTTTTAAACACCTTAAATCACTTGAAGAGGCAGCTAAAAAGTCAAGCGGAAAAGCCCAGTCGGAAGAATATGTTGCCCAGATAGCCGCAGCCCAGCAGAAACTGGACGATGCTATGGCATCAGCAGCCGCTGAAAAGCGGTCAATTGAAAACAAGTATGTATCCAAGTTGCAAAGTTTGTGGGAGCAAAGCCAACTTTTGGGTGTTCAGTGGAACGATTCAATCCCAGATGCGGCAAGAATTCACACCTACAATGCGGTATTCAATGAGAAATTAAATGCCCTTGGCGGTAAGGTGGTGTTTGACCCAGAAAGCTACTCTGCTTCGATTGTCAATGCCTCCGACCCAACCCTACCTTTGGTAGTGAACGGTAAACCCCTTGGGTACAAAGAACTTTCGGCACTTGTGCTGCAAGAAAACAAGTTGTTGCGTGAATCTGGCAATGGTGGCTCATCCAGTGGAAACGCACAAGGCACTAACAACACCTATGTACCAACCAGCAATGGCAGAAGTACAAGTACCCCATTGCCTTCGTACATCACGAACGCAATAGCCGACATCAGCGTAACGGCTGAAAAACTCGGTAATTAAAAAAAATATCATTACGACAATGCCAGTTAGTAATACCCCTAACATTTGTCCAGCGGTACTGACATCCCTGACAGATAACTTAATTAATAATCCAGCGACCATAAACACCTTTGGCGGTACGCTGGCGGCTCTTAACGACCCTTTGAACACTGGGTCTGGTCAAATCATTCGTTCAGCTAACGATGATGGCACTGGACACAAGAAAGAGGTTCGTGTTGTGTACAAGCAACGCCTTCTGCCTTCTGCGGTAGTTGACGAATTCGATTGCTCTGTTGGTCCTGAATTGCCTTACATTGAAGAAGTGATTGATGTTAATAAGTATAAGGCTATTAACTTTTCAATGACTGAATCCACTGTACGCCAATTTTGCGCCAGCTACTCGGAATTGGTTCGCCTCACTGGAACAAACGACCCAAAACAAATCGTAGGTCGTGCTAACGGAATGGGTGCTGCACAAGGCGCACTTATGGTTGCCAGAGAGATTTTTAACGATTTTCAACTTGCCGCAAACGCACTTATTCAGGCGGTTAACGCTGACCTTCTCACCAGCATCATTGGTGGTGTAGGGTCAATCGTTGGCGGTACTGCTGGTGTAGCAGAAGTGTACGAAGTAATCGGTTCTGGTGGCGAAATTAATGCCGCTGGTCTGTTCAAAATGAAGCAGGACTACATCAAGACTGGTCTGAATGGCGCACCGTTTATCATCGGTGGTGCTGGCGCACTCCATCAGATTTGGATGAATGACAGTCGTTATTTCGGTCAGGCGGCTAACGGAATCAACTTTGAAACCGTCCGTTCTAACACTGGAATTGCTCAGTTTTTCTACGACCAAAATGCCGCTGGCGTAATTGATGGCGAAGACTCAGCCGTTGTAATTGCCCCAGGCTCAGCCATTTACACTCCGTTCCTTCAGTACGTTGGTAACTACGGAAAGATAGGCGTGACCGAAAGGTTCACAATGCCGCTGCCACAATTGCCACAAGTTAAGTGTGATGTGAGAATTCAGCCGATTGAGTGCGGAGAGAATGCGAATAGCTACTCTGTATGGATGGAAATGTGGTATGATGTATATACACCTCCTACCGATATGTTCCCAGCCACCGATGCCCTTGCTGGCGTTAATGGCTTGTATTTGGCAAATTTTACTCCAGTAGCCCCCTAATTGAGGGCGCTTACGCAGATGGTTATTCAAATGCGTACATTTAACTGGAAAAAAAAGCCCCCGACAAAATCGGGGGTTTTTTGTTTGCTTTGAAATGGATATACTTAATTAACAGAAATGCCCACTGTAAAACTGTGGGCTTTTCACCTTACACAAATCTAACTCTCAAAATTACACCATTTTAGAGAGGTAATCCCAAGCAGCCTCTACTTTTTGGCTTATTCTGGCTATGTCCTCGTCATTTCGTGGCACTACAATTTCGTAAAGTCTGTCTGGGGCTGGTATGTCATAGTCCCAGTCGGATAAATTAGAATGCAGTGGGTACTCTGGATTTTTAGCACCAAAAGAACCCATATCATAAATCATATTGCGTTCTACCATCTGGCAAGACTTGACGAATTCTGGCGACTGGTCGTCTATCATTACCCGATGCGCCCTTGCCAGTTTAAATTTTTCGTCCGTAATCAAGTCAGGCGTAGCGTTCACAAGGCAATAGCTAATGGTAGCCGACTGCGCCCCAGTTAGCATCATATAGCCCTGCATCTGCCAGTAGTAGGCAGGATTAATCGGCTTGTGCATTGCACGGTGAAAGGTAAAGACATCCCAACTGCTTTTAATGTCAATGATTTGAGTAGCCCTCACTATCTCGTCACCAACAAACAAATCTGGTGTGCCACAAATCCATTCGTTTTCCAACTGGATTTCGTTTTTACGGTAGAATGTCCGTTTCAGAAGGGATAGAAAAGTAATGGAATCCTCTTCTACCTCGTTACCTTTCTCCAGAAATTTACTGTAAACCTCTTCCCTGCGCTGATATTTCTCGCTAACCCAAACATCAATAGCGTGAGTTTTTGCGCCCTCAGAAAGTAATCCTGCCTCTTTATCGGCTTTCAGTTTCGGCTCAGTCATCAAATTGCTGATGCCGCTGCATCTAAATTTCGGTTTCATTGTTTTTGCTGCGTTTTTCAAGTACTAATTGCTGCCTCTTTGCCTCCAGAATTTCCAGAAAGTCCATATCACGTTGTAGGTCTTCTGGTAGTGACTTCTTAATATCCAGCAGTTCTGCGGTCGTGGTGGCTGAATTAATCAGCAATTCAAATCGGTCACGAACTGGGTCAACCTCTGGTTCAGTGTTGTCTAAGTAAGAAACATCCAAGGTGTCTGGGTTGTTGACTACCGACTGGTCCACAATGGTAGCGGTTTGCATTTCGACAGACAGTGGCGCAAACTTTGAGAGTAGCAGTTTGAGTACAGTCTTCAATGCCATGTTCTCAAAATCGTCTTTCCAAAGTCCGAACCCTTTCTTGTATGTCTGACTGAATTTCAAACCGTGTTGTTTCAGGTCGTCCGCAGTCATGTATAGGGTTTTTTCAAAGCCGTTCAGCAACTTAAAGTAGGCTGCGTACCCGATAGGCGCACCGTTCTTAGGCTTACTGAAATCGAATTTAAAGCCCCTCAGTGGGTCTTGCTCAACCAGTTGACCATCGTAGATTGGAGTGGCTGAAATGGTCTGGAATTGTCCAGAACGCTGCGCCAACTGTATAAAGCCCTTGTAGCCTAACTGAAACTGGGCAGACTTACCGTAAGGCACAATGTACGCAAACCCCAGACTGTTGTTAATTGGCAAGTCCAAAGTAGCCGCAACGCAAGCAGCATTAAAGATGCTTGCAGGGTCTGCGTTTTGTAGCATTTGGTTCGATGCTACGATTTGAAGAACTGAGGTCATAAACGAACTGGAACGCTTACCAAGCAGTTCGTCAAATTTTTTCTTAACGCCTTCCTGCGAAAAGAATTGTTTTACTGGGTACTTATCTATTACCGCACTCATAAAATTTGAAATGGTGATTTGGTTAAATAATCCTTCAGACGGCATAAACCACCGATAACTGCCATCGTCAGGAATGGGCTGAGTAGCCACAATATTTTAATCAAAGTCAGGCTCTGCATTTTGTTTGATATAGTTCATTACCGCATCGTACATTTCAGGCGTAGGTTCAATCTGGTCGCCATCCTCGTCATAAATGGTAAAGGTTATGGTATCAATTTCCCAGACAGTGCTGCCTTCATCAAAGTAGGTACTGCCATGATATTCGTAAGACCCTATCCCATTGCTGCCAGAAGATTTCCATGTAACCTCCGCATCAATATAAAATTCGCAATTTGGCATCCACTCAAATTCCATTTGGGTGGTATTGTCGTGATTCCCCATTTTATTAATTAAAACTTAGTGTAAAGTCCAGTTACCTGAGTGAATACGGCTTGCAGTTGGTCAGCGTAAACTCCGTTTACTGTGCTAACCTCTTTGTAACTCTTTCCAGCCCTGACAAATTCTACATCGTAAAGGTCAGAACCGTTCAGTTTGATAATGCAAAAATTAGCTACCGTTTTGTTGCGACTCAACCGAAACTGCAAACCCTTTCCAGTGTTTGTAAAGTTCTTGCTACCAGTCATAAAGGCGAATCTGTTGCCGCCAAGTTGATTAAAAATTGTGTGTGCTACTGTCATCGTTAGATTTGTTTAACGATGCAAAGGTAACACCGATTCTGATAATTGCAAAAATATTTTACTTTATTCGAAAGTTTTTTTCGTAGTACTCTTCTGGTGGGTCGTAACCAGACCTTGAACCACTGGCAGTTCCATCCCTAAACGCATCAGTTATTTGATTGCGTTCTATTTCTCTGGCATTTCTAATTAAACCGTTAATATGGACCGCCAGCGGTTGGTCCAGTCCAGAATACCAAGGTTCGCACTGGTTTAGTTTTTCAACCAGCCAGTTTACTGCGCTAATCTTCGAATTTGTCATAGTTTGTTTTGTAGTAGCTTTTTGCTTCTGCTGGGTAGTCGTCAACCGTACAACCCAGCGACCAAGGAAAATTCAGCCCTCGTTCGTAGGCGGTTTCTATTTGCTCCCTTTCCATTCGCTTTGCTTGGGTATAGTGCAACAGATAATTAGGTAGATTATTTAATGTTAGAACGCCTTCTGTGATTAACTGGTCCAGAAAGTATTCTACCGCAGTTTGCTTTGATTTTTCCATACAATGTATATACATTAAAGAAGCCCACAGTGTCGTAGGTTATTCCTTATGTCGCTGATAAACCAAACACCGTCCTGCTCAAACTTCTGTATGCACTTCCACCGTTTGAGTAGCCTTGATTTGTCAATCTGGTACTTAGCGCAGAATTCGTCAATAGTAAGCAACGGCTTAATTGGTCTTGCCCTACGAATCTGCTTGTGTTTCATAGCCAGTTGACGGTTTCGGTCGTTATCTATTAGTCGGGGCTTGGCAGCACCATCTACCCAAACAGTGTCGTATTCCTTAATACGCCTTGTAATGGTATGAGTGCCGATGCCATACTTGCGGCTAAAGTGCCGCATCATCAGTGTTTCCATAATTGTATAAATTGCGGCAAAGTTGCAGTAAATTTTGCAATAACAAAAACGCCCTTTTTATGCCCTTTTTTCGCCCCGATAAAAATTTACCAATTTTTTTGCATACGGCACGATATGTTGGCAAAGAAGACGACTTTCAACAGAGAGTAGCTTTTTACCTTGACCTTACCAAAGACTGTCTTTACTTCCATACGCCAAACGGTGGCAAGCGGTACGGCAGGGAGGGGGCAAAGTTGCAACGAATGGGGGTCAAGTCTGGCGTACCAGATATTTTGATTCTTACACAACGCAAAGGGTACAGTGGTCTGGCAATCGAACTGAAGGTAGGGCGTAACACCCCAACAGATACGCAGAAAGAGTTTTTAAGGCGGCTGCACGAACTTAATTACCTAACTTTTGTAAGCTGGTCACTGGACGAGGTGGTAGCCCTTATCGACTGGTATTTCGAAAAAAGTAAAAAATAATTTGCACCGCAATAATTTTGTTTTCTTCCTTTGCGAAATTTTACATTTATGGAAGAACAAAAAACAATTCAGTTGGGCGGTCTTGTTTACCGTCTTGAGATGACCAACCCAGAAACTGGGTGGCACAAGGTAAAAAATGCAAACGATACTTCATTCTGGATTCCTGACGAGATTTTAAAGGAAATAGCACACATCCAGATGGGTTTAGAAAGGGTTGAAATGCTAAATGATAGGTTTAGCGATAGGATGGATGAACTTCGGAAAAAAGCCGATTCTCAGCGCAAGTCTATTGATTATTACAAGTCAGAAAGGGATAGTTACAAACGCATTGCCAACAAGCAAGCAAAAGACTGGGAAAAACTGATGGACGAGTTTAAGGCGTACAAGAATCACAACATAACCCACATTCACAATTTGGAAGAGGGTAATTCGATTTTGGCTATGGAACTTGGTTCGCTAAACGATGAATTCAGTATGGCAAGGAGGGCTACTCTTCTTAGCATCGGTGGCAATGTGATTCTTATGCTGATAATCCTAATAATGATGGTGCTATGAAGGAGTACTTTAGTCACGACCTAAAAGCCAGAAACGACCGAAAAATGATGCGGTTGATGATGGTTCACGGCATGGAAGGCATAGGTGTCTACTGGTGCATTGTTGAAATGTTGTACGAGGAACAAGGGCGGCTGATGCGAACGGAATGCGAACGCATAGCGTTTGAATTGCGAGTGGAATGCAGCCTTGTTGAATCCGTAATTGCGGACTTCGACTTGTTCGAAAGTGATGCAAATGCGTTCTGGAGTGCCTCCGTAGACCGTAGAATTCAGCAGCAAATTCAGGTATCAAATGGGGCTAAAAAAGCGGCTGCTGCACGGTGGCAAAAGTTTGAGGGTCAGGTTATTAACCAAGATAATGCGACTGCAATGCGAACGCATACCGAACGCAATGCTAATAAAGAAAAGAAAAGTAAAGTAAAGGAAAGTAAAGAATTAATATTAATTGGTTCTGAACTGGACAAAAAAGATGCCTTTCAAAAAGCAGTTAAGCAAATCGGAACTTTGAAATATCCAGAAACTTTGCTTGACGAGTTTTTTAATTACTGGTCAGAAAAAAATTCAAAAGGCAAAATGCGGTGGGAGTTAGAAAAAACTTTTGAAATCCCGAACCGACTGGCGACTTGGAATCGTAATGCACAACAGAGAGTAGCAGTTCGACCTAACACAATGGAAAAAGCAAAGGGTAGTTTACACCAAGCACTGGACATAATTTATAATTCAGACCTATGAACGAAATACAAATTGCAAAAACTGGCGTAACCTTTCCGAACTTGGAAAAGGTTGGGCGACTTAATTACGAACTTGGGGCTAACCGAAAAGATACACTGGCTAAGATAGCTGGGGACATCCATAGGGCGGCTCTGGTGATGGGCATAGGCGTGGATGGGGAAAAGTCCGCACTGACTGCTATCGAAGCCCTACGCAAGATTCTGGAGGTCTATCCGACTGCTTGGGTGCAGGACATTAGCAAAGCCATAGAAATGGGCAGTTTTGGGCAGCTAAAATTCGCTGAACAACTAAACACCATATCGGCACTGAATATTTTTCAGTGGTACAAAGAGTTAAGGATAGCGCATCCGCATTTAATTGGCGAACCAACAAAAACATATCAAGAACCAGAAATGACTAACGAAGAGAAAGTTAAGCTATCAATTAATGGGTTTAAGTTGTTTATCAACACCCAAAGCAAGGACGAACTGGCACAAATCGTTTTTTACGACCGTCTGGTAAAGATGGGGGTAATTAAGCCTACATCTGAGGGCAAAAACGCACGGACGATTGCGGAAATCGAAAAGTTAATTAAAAATATGCCGCTGGAAATTTTGCAGGATTCAAACGAACGAAGGGCGGCTAATGCTTTCAAGCACTACTACAATGCACTGGAAGAACCCAAAAAAGTGGCTTGGGGAGAGTGGGCAGAGAACCCACTGGTAGCCGATGCCATACGCAGGGTAAAGAGGTCGCTGGTAAGGGAGGCACTTGAATTTTACGAACCGCAGGAACTTATTGAAATGTATAAAGTTAACATAGCCGATGAATACAAAGTTGACCTATCCAGATGTAATTAATGCCTATAATCGAATGTTACGGCAAGCCCAGTATAAAGCAGCGAGTAGCCACCAACCAGCAACCCGAAAAAAGTACGAAGGGCTGGCGGCACTATACGAATCTACAATTCACTATCTAACAAATCGAATAACAAACAAAACGCAATCAAATGGTTAATCTATCAATCAAAGAGGTCGTAGAAGACCTTCTTACACGCCATCCGCATCTGAGAGATTCAGACGAACGGCTATGTGCCAACATCTGGTTCAGCAGAACGCCAAAGCATAGCACGGCACAAGACTTTCTGGCAATGTATGCAGAGGGTCAATTACCCAGCAGCGAAAGCATAACCAGATGTCGTAGAAAAATTCAGGAAGAGAACCCAGAACTAAGGGGTAAAAGCTACTCCCAACGGCAAGCCAAACAAGAAGACATCAAGGAGCAACTTGGATACGCAACGGAAAAAAATAATACAACTTTTGGAATTCAAAAAACAATTACTTTTGGAATATGAATGCGGAAATGAATTTTGAGGACGAAATTGCCAAAATGAAGGCAACTGGTTATTTTAACCCATTTACCGAAGAAGAAACTGCGGCAAATAAGGCATATCTTGCAACACTTGACTACGATACAAAAGGGTCGGGCTTTACTGATGCTGAATGGGCGGCTATTTTGGAATTTCGGAAAACTGGGAAAATTCCTAAAACCGAGTACGAAGAACTCGACTTTAATAATGTCGGTTCTTAAAACAAACCTAAATTTATAATTAAGTAGCTTTATGGGCGGTAATACTGGCAGAGGAATAGCTGGTGCTGGTGGAGGTGGTCAAACGACAACACCCCCAATTAGTGGAAGTTCTGGAACAACATATACACAGACCGACTTTGGTGTGGTTGTTAGGGATTCCGCTTTTTCAAGGGCAACAGTAACCTATACTGATGGGCAGAATGGAACTGTAACCACAAAGGAAATAGACAATTATATACGCCACTCTGGAATTCCAGCCGATTTTGGTGGTCAAATAAATGTTGTTAAAAGGGGCGACAGATATACCATCAACATAAATGGCGAAGGCGTTACAATGACAAGGTCAATCAGCAAAGATGGGGACGGTAAAACATACGTTTACAATGAATATTTTAGAATTGCCACTGGTACTAAGTACGACCAACGTGGTTTTGAGATATTTAACAACCAGATTAATTACTTAGCCAATAATACAAATGTATCCTATGTTCAGGTAAATGCGGCTGGATGGGGTAGCAATTGGGGAAATAGCAACTATAACGGTTTTTACACTTGGCTACGGTTTGGGTATAAACCAAATGCAAACGATGAAGCTAATATAGTAGCCTCGTATAATAGAGCAAATCCAAATACAAAGGTTACGTCATCCAGAGAAATGATGTCCACACAAGATGGGCAAAGATGGTGGAGGGCTAACGGAAACAGTTGGAGTGGACAGTTTGACCTAAGTAAAGGCAGCGAAAGTCGTAAGACATTAGCACGGTACGTTAGAGAAAGAGCAAAGAAAAATAAATAACAATGGGCGGCAATAATGGTAGAAGCATAATTCGTGGTGGCACAGTAGGTGGCACGACTGGTGGGCTTGGCGGTGACGGTGGCGGTAACTTTCAAGGGACGATTGACAACATAGGTTCACTGAAGGATATGCAGAATCGGGACTTGCAGCGGCAAGTTCAGCAAGGCATCAGTAAGTTTGAAAGCAGACTGGGCGTAAGGTCGAATGTTTTGCTTGCTGACTTGCAAGGCGCAGTTGGAGTAGCCGCCACAGACCGCCAAACTGGTAAAACGCAAGTCTACCTTAATCGGGGTCACTTTGAGGTAGCAACCCCAGCCGATGTTAAGGCTTACAAAAAGAAAAGCTATGATTCTGGCTTTCTTACACGCACCAACAAGCCAACCCAGCACACGGTGGTTCACGAACTCGCTCACGCACTCTGGAATAACCATCGAAAAGACCCTAAATCAGTGACCGCTGGAAAGGATATTGCCAAAGTGTACAAACAGTTCCTGCGTGAAAACCCAAAGCAGTACGGTTCATACAGTCGCAAGAACATCAACGAATTCTATGCGGAGGTGATGACCAAGGGAATTCTGGGCAAGTCAGACAAGTATTCAAGAGCATTAATTAACATTTCGAAACGGAATAAACTCTAACAATTATGGAAATCAACAATGAAATAGTTCAGGAACTGAGAAAGTTCGACCGCAAGTTCGCAAAAGCTACTCCAGAACAAATCATGCAGGGTTACGAAATATCCCTGACGGTAAAGGAATTTGAACACCCAGAGGATAGATTAACCTTTGCCGAACTGCTGGCACTCAGCACATTTTACACCTACGAGAGCATCGTAACGCAGAAAAAACTGCAATCCGAACCGATAGACGACAGTTATTACCAGTTCAGCGCAGAAGAACTTGCAGACGAGGCTTAAATAAAGCCGTCCAAGTCGTAGCACAGTATCGGGGTTTTTTCCCCTACATACGCTGATTCGATATTAAAGCCGTAATACTCTAAGGCATCCTCTGCCGACATTTCCTCCATAAGTTTTTGGAGGATTTTTTTTACTGAGTAAATTAGTAGCCTTTCCCTATCAGCAACGCCAATTATAGCCGAATCAAATCCGTCAATCTGCATAAACTGTTCGTCTGGGAAGTAGTTTACGATTCGTTCAATGTTTGATTCTTGATTTGTTGCCTCCGTGTTTCGAAATGACTGTTTATCCATCGTATGTTAGTAGCTTGGAAAAGGTGACGGTACTTTTTACTCGCCATAAAGATAATCTCTTTTGGTTCAAGCGTTTCAATCATTGCATTATATCCGTCCATAAAGTAGGGTAGCTGGGTGTCGTTTGTCATCCCGATAGACGAAACGGAAACGATGCTATTTTTGGCTACGCCTTCAAAACAATAACTAAAGCACTTTTTATCGGACCAGCAAATGGTCGGGACAACATTTACCCCTGCTTTTTGCCAGATATAACCCACAAAGCGGCTGCGGTAAGTCTGCCAGCGCAGCATAGGGTCTGGCATCCCGATGAGCATAGAGTAATTAGGCGACATTGCACCAGCGGCAGCAGCCATTCGGGGTATATAGTGTTCCAAACGATTCCAGTACCGTTCAAGGTGGTAGTCGTCCAAGTAGGTGCTAATAAGGCTTGTGGGACTGTAATGTTTAGTGTCGTTACAGTTAACAACGGTATCAAAATCCAGTTTTTGGCAGTTTATTAAAGGGTAATCCTCTTCAAAATCAATGTAAAATGTCTTACATACATCAAAAGACCCAGGCTTTGACTGCCAGTATTTACTTGTTCTGGTGTCCATAATTAGCAAAACGCAATAATAATTATAAATTTGTCTGGGAGTAGCATTTTGATGAAAAAGTACATAATCACCAGCATTTCGGCTTGCGTTCTGGAACTGTGCAGTACGCTTTACATTACAACAGTCAGCGAAAAATCAGCCTATATGCTGCTGATGGCGTTCATAGGTCCATTTCTCACGCTACCATTCGCAGGGTTTATGGTTGAGTCCAAAAACTGGGGCGAAAGGATAAGGCTGGCATTGGCAATGGGTATCGGGTATTTCTTGGGTTCTCTAATTGTTTACATTTGCATCCATGCGTTCTAAGAAAATAATTAAGCCAGATGGAGTAGCACTTCAGACCATAGAGCAACTCCAACAAACCATAAAGACACTGGAAAACGAAATTGTCGAATTGCAAACCCAGTTAATAGACAATACGCACCTAAAGTGGCGGCTGGAAACCGATATAAGGCACTTAAACGAGCAACTGGTACGGCTGGAACAAGTCAAGGTTGACGAGAAGGCAAGCAAGTCTATCTGGAAGATTCTTGCGGCAGCGGCAGCAGCAATAGGGGCGTTAATTATGTCTATCTTTGACCGAAACGATAAATAACTATGCCAGATTTTTCAATGTGCGAGAACAAGGAGTGCAGCCTATCCAGTAATTGCTGGAGATTTAATGCACCACCCGATAGAGTAGCCCAGTCGTATGCCGACTTTCAGCAGGATGACGATGGCAACTGCAACTTTTACCTACCTATGGATAAAGAGGGATATACAAGCGACTACGATGCAACTGTTAACCCAGAATAGCGACCTACGCAAAAGCGGTATTTGGGGCTGGACCATTCCAGCGCATAACATTACCCTAACTAATGGCGAACGCTTTAATACTTGTCCTAACGCTGGCATCTGTGGGGCGTTCTGTTACGCTAAGAACGGAACTTACCTATTCCCTAAAGTAAGGGCAGCGCATATTGCCAAGCTAGAAATGGTGCTTAATGACCCGATGGGGTGGCAGACCGCTATGATTTGGGAACTGGCGAATAAGAAATACCACAACAAGTTTATCCGCATTCACGATGCTGGCGACTTCTTTGCTGACTGGTACGCTGAACTATGGATAGGAGTAGCAGTTGAGCATCCAGACAAAACCTTTTACACTTACACCAAAGAGGTCCAACTTTTCAATTCACTCAGGGCAATGGGGGAAATACCCAGCAACTTCATTACCATCTATTCATTCGGGGGTAAGCAGGACCATCTGATAGACCGCAACCGAGATAGGCACTCAGATGTATTCCCAGACCAGCAGGAAATGCTGGCGGCTGGCTATGTGGATATAGCGGAAGACGATTCAC